CATTCCAATCTTAGGAGATGGAACTGGTGGTAAGGCAAGTGTAAGTGTTGATTCACAAGGCAAAGTATCCAATATCTCTATCACAAATGGAGGAACTGGATATACCAGAGGTAGTATTCAGTTCTATCCAGGAGCTCCTGGATCCGAAACTGGTGGTCCTATCTCAGGTCTTTCGGCTGTTGGTGTTGGAACCACTTCTGTCGCACAGTTTGAGGTTGTAATTCCACCCTCAGGTGGACATGGATTTGATGTTTACAGAGAACTTGGTGCATTTAGGGTTCTTCTTTATTCTCGCTATGAGAATGATACGTCTAACCCAGACTTTATTACTGGAAACGACTTTGCCAGAGTTGGTGTAATTCAAAATCCACAAACTCCTGCAGGAAGTCTCCTCACACAATCAAAAGCCAGTGCTCTTACGGCTTTGAAACTTAGATCACTTACTGGTGGTGATGTTGCAGATACAACATACACTGTAGATACACCTGTTTATCAACAAATTGGTATTGGTTCTACCGCAGTAGGTTATGTTGCAAATTGGGATTCATCAACTGGTGTTCTTAAACTTTACAACCCAGTTGGTCTTGGATCTACAACCTATGGATTTAGACTTGTAGATTTTGCATCGCAAATTGGTGCAGGTGGAACGTATATTATTAGTGGTCAAACTGGTGGTGATGCTCTTGGCATTGAAACTAGTTTTGGTAGTTCTGCAAGCCCAGGTACAGCGACAACAGTTGGTAGTGCAACTGTTCAATTGGGTCAAAGTTTTGTTGAAGGTATTGCTCAACCAGAGATCAAAAAATATTCTGGTGAGATCTTATACATAGATAACAGGGCAGCGATCCAGCGCAGTGCCACCCAGAAAGAAGACATTAAAATCGTACTAGAGTTCTAAGAAAATGCCCCAAGAGACTAACCTTAATGTTTCTCCATATTTTGATGATTTCAATGAGGATAAGAACTTTAACAGGGTACTTTTTAAACCTGCTACTCCAGTACAGGCGAGAGAGTTAACTCAGCTTCAGACAATTCTTCAAAATCAAATCGAAAGGTTTGGTCAGCACTTCTTTAAAGAAGGTGCAATGGTCATTCCTGGTCAGATTGCATATGACCCACTTTATTATGCAGTTGAGATTAATGAAAGTTTCTTGGGCATTCCAGTTTCGGAATATCTATCACAATTAGTTGGAAAGTCAATCAGAGGATCAAACTCTGGTGTTGAAGCTACAGTGGTAAATTATCTGTTAAACACAGATTCTGAAAGAGGAACCAATACACTTTATATCAAATATTCCAAGTCTGGAAGTGATTTTGCAACAGAAACCTTTGAAGATGGTGAAAATCTGATTGCATCTAGTGATATTGAATATGGTATTTCTCGTATTGTAGCTAACAACCCATTTGCTACTTGTATTGCAAGTAATGCAACTTCTACTGGATGTGCAGCTGCAATCCAAGAAGGTGTTTATTTTGTTCGTGGATTTTTCGTAAAAGTTCTGTCCCAAACGATTATTCTTGATCAATATGATGCAACTCCAAACTATAGAGTTGGTCTCTTCATCGATGAGAATATTGTAACTGCATATAATGATGCAACTCTCTTTGATAATGCGGCTGGTTTCTCCAATGCATCAGCTCCTGGTGCAGATAGATTCCAAATCACAACAACTCTGATCAAGAAAGGTCTTGATGAGTTTAATGATGAAAACTTTATAGAATTACTTAGATTAGAAAATGGAAGAACGCAGAAGTTTGTTAAGAAAACTGATTATAATCTCATCCGTGATGAGTTAGCTAGAAGAACTTTTGATGAGAGTGGTGACTATTATGTAAAACCATTCCAAGTGTCTGTTAAGGAATCTTTGAACAACAGACAAGGTAATGGTGGCGTTTACTTACCAACTCAAAAAACAGCTCAAGGTGGTACACCAAGTAATGATTTGATGTTGTATCAGGTTTCTCCTGGTAAGGCATATGTTAGAGGATATGATATTGAGAAATTAAACACATCATATATTGATGTTGAGAAACCAAGAGATACAAAAACTATTTCATCATCTTCTTTTGTATTCAATGGTCTTGGATATCTAAAGATTAACAATGTATATGGATCACCTTTCGTTGGATTTGGTACAACTGCGGTAGTTAGTCTTAGAAGCCAAAGAATTGGTGCAACGGCATCAGATGCAGCTGGTATTGAAGTTGGTAATGCGAAAGTTTACGACTACAAACTTGAAGCTGCCGCATATTCTGATGATACATCAAAATATGATCTGTATCTTTATGACATTCAGACATTTACCGATATTACAGTAAGTTCTGAAATCACACAAACTACTCCTGCATACATTGAAGGTGCAAGAAGTGGTGCAAAAGGTTTCTTAAAGAACGACGTATCATCTTCAACTTCTCTCACTCTGACATCAACAAATGGTCAGTTTATTGTTGATGAGCCAATCAGAATCAATGGTATTTCTGATACAAGAGTAGTCACATCTGTAAGAGAGTACAAGTTTGACGATGTAAAGTCAATCTATCAGACTGTCGGCATCAATACATTTAATGCAGATAGTGTTCTTTCTGATAGGTTCCTTGTTGCACCATCTGGAACAAACTTTACTGTTGGAACTGCTGGTATCGTAACTGCACCAGGTAATAGATTTGCAGTTGGTATTAACACTGGCGACATTGTAACTTACAACATTGCTGGTTTCTCCACCGCAACATTTAACAGAGTTAGTGCTCTTTCTTCAGACGGTTCTACCATTACTCTTGCAACCGTTGAGGATGTTAATGGAGTTTGTGATGGTAGTCTTCCCGCAACAGAAATTCAAACAAGTGATTTCACTCTGATCAAACCAAGACTGGTAAATGGATCACAATCAACTCTCTTAACCAGACTTCCTGATGGTTTCATTTCAAATGTTGATCTGAGTAATTCTGAAATTCAAATCAGAAAACAGTTTACTCTTAACGTTGCAAGTAACAGAGCAACTGTTACTATCTCAAATGCAGATCAATTCTTCCAACCATTTGATGAAGAGAGATATAACCTTGTATTCTCCGATGGAACTATTGAAAATCTAGATACTCAAAAGTTAACATTTGACACGACATTCAAGACTGCTACACTGGTAAATCTTTCTAAGGCATCAGACACCAATGCAATTTTGGTTGCAACAGTCAAGAAGATCGAAGTAAAGGCTCAGAGTAAGAGTTTGTCCAGATGTGACAAGTTGGTTGTATCCAGATCCAAATTTGATTATGCCGGCGCAGCGGTAACCAACTTCAATGATGGACTTACTTATAATACAGTTTATGGAACCAGAGTTCAAGATAAAGAAATTTGTCTGAATGTTCCTGATGGTCTTCGTGTACATGCTGTATTTGAATCAAGTACAACTGGAGATCCAACTCTTCCTAATATTACATTAGTAAACAGATCCTCTGATCTCACCAATACACTTCAAGGTGAGTTGGTAATTGGATCCACTAGTGGTGCAGTTGCTAGAGTGGTAACTTTGGCTGCAAGTAACGTTGATATCGTTTACAAGAATGAATTGAGATTCGTTGTTGGCGAGAGTGTAACTTTCCAATCTTCTGGAATTACTGGTGAAGTTTCCTCTATTGTTATTGGGGATAAGAACATTGTCACCAACTTCACATTTGATAATGGTCAAAGATCTGAGTTCTATGATTATGCTAGAATTATCAGAAACTCTGATTCTCCAGAACCTAAGAAGAGAATTGCAATTGTATTTGATCACTATGTCGTAGATTCTGGTAGCACTGGAGATCTTGGTGTTGTCAATAGTTATCCATCGGATAACTATCAGGAGGATTTACCCAATTTTGGTGGAAAACCAGTCACCGATTATGTTGATATTAGACCAAGAGTTAAAAACTACGATACATCTTCAGACACTGATAGTCCTTTTGAATACGATTTCAGAGACTTTAGTTCCTCTGGATCATATGTACCAAATATCCTTGTTGGAGATGAAAGTTTAACCTTTGGATATTCATACTATCTCGCAAGAATTGACAAAATCTTTTTATCCAAAGATGGATTCTTTGAACTTAAAAAAGGATCCCCATCAGAAAATCCTATTGCACCAGAAAATCCCGCAGGTTCATTTACTGTAGCCACAATTTACAATAACCCATACCTGCACAATGCAACTCAGGAATCGGCAGTGGTTCTTGCTAAACATAAGAGATATACAATGTTTGATATCTCTAGAATTGAGACAAGACTTAAGAATGTTGAGTTCTATACACAATTGTCTTTACTTGAGACCGATACTGCCAATCTAAACATTAGAGACGCTGTAACGGGTCTTGATAGATTTAAGTCTGGTTTCTTCGTTGATAACTTTAGAGGTCACTCCGCACATAATATTCGTCATCCAAACTTTAGATCATCTATTGACAAAGCTCTAGGTCAACTCAGACCTATGCACTACACTCATGGTATTGATCTACTTCTTGGTTCTGAACAAGTTATTGGCATTGGAACCACCGCAAATCCAAATGCAGACCTCACCCAGGTCGCTGATCTTCAGTCAAATGCACTTAGAAAAACTGGTGATGTAGTAACTCTGAACTACACAGAATCTCCGTTCATCAAACAACAGTTTGCAACCAGAACCGAAAACGTAAACCCATTTGCAGTTATCAACTGGGTCGGTGTTGCTCAACTCAATCCAACAAGTGATGTTTGGGTTGAAGAAAAACAACTTGCTGTTAATAACATCACTCTTGAGGGTGGATATCAGTCCTTCATGGATGCGTTTGCAGTAGATCCCAACACTGGTCTGGCTCCTATTGATTGGGGTGCATGGGAAGAGGAGTGGAGCTCTCTTGATGTAAGTAATAGAGAACTTTCAAGAGAATTACAATCTACTGACATAACGGAAGTTGGTGGGTTTAGAAGTGGCTTCACTCCTGGTGGCCAACAACTTCCAACTAATAGCGCGGGAGTTCTTGTTCGAACAAGAAATGTCACTATGCAAGACACCTTCAATGTTGAAACTGAATCTACAGTCACTATCGATCGTGGACTTACTAGAACTGGTATTCAACTGCAAGCTAGTGAGAGGATTGATACTCAGTCACTTGGAACAAGACTGATCAGTAGAGAACTTATTCCATATCTGAGATCTAGAAACATTGAATTCGTTTCCAATAGAATTAAACCAAGAACACGTTTCTATGTCTTCTTCGAAGATCAAGACGTAACTCAATATGTAACACCAAAACTCCTTGAAATTTCTATGGTTCAAGGTGTATTCCAAGTTGGTGAGACTGTTAAAGGTTCTATGCCTCTTGGAACGGTCGATGGTACAAATGCTGAAATTACATTCAGAGTTGCGCAAACCAATCATAAGTATGGTGCTTACAACTCACCAACAATCATCTATGATGTAAATCCATACTCGGATGCAGTTGGATTGAGTTCAACATATTCTGCGACAAGTACAATTCTCAACATTGATACTGCTTCTCTACAACAAGAAGTTCTTGGATCATTCAGTGGTTATGTTGCAAAGAACATGAAACTTGTTGGACAAACAAGTGGTGCTGAAGCGACTATTAGTGATCTGAGATTGATTAGTGATGAGAAAGGAGCTCTGATTGGAACTCTCTTCATTCCTAATTCTACTTTACCAACCTCACCACAGTTTACAACTGGAACTAAGACTTTCAGAATTACAAGTAGTCCAGTCAACTCACTGAGCCCAGCTGATAATCCTTCAACTGCAGAAACTTCTTTCCGCGCAGAGGGTGCTCTTGATACAACTCAGGCTGACGTTGTTGGAATTAGAAACGTTGACGTTCAGAGAGAAACTGTTTCTGATAGTACAATAACTAACCAAACAATAACAAGAACTGTTCAAACTCAGTCATTTGAAGAGAGAACCGTTGCACAAAACCAGTGGTACGATCCTCTTGCAGAATCGTTCGAAGTCGTCGATGATAACGGCGTCTTTGTTTCTTCTTGTGATATCTTCTTCCAATCAAAAGATACCAGTATTCCTGTAACACTTCAGATCAGAACAATGCAAACTGGTCTGCCTACAAATACTATTGTTCCTTTTGGTGAAGTTGTTTACGAACCATCTCAAATTAACGTCTCTGAAGATGGAACCGTAGCTACAAAATTTACTTTCCCATCCCCAGTTTATCTTGCGGGTAAGAATGAATATGCACTTGTTCTTCTTTCTGCATCCAATAGCTATAGAGTTTACATCTCTAGAATGGGTGAAGAGGATCTGACAACCGTCAATCTTGCAGAGAGTGAGAGAACCATTGTTTCACAACAACCTTACATGGGTTCGTTGTTCAAGTCACAAAATGGTTCAACTTGGGATCCAAGTCAACTTGAAGATCTTAAGTTTACACTCTACAAGTGTGCATTCGTTCCTGGTCCTGGAACACTGAAACTTTACAACCCAGAACTTGGCGTTGGTAAGTTTGAAACTGCCGCACTAAGACCACAACCTCTTGAGTTCTATTCTCATGAAATCAATGTTGGATTTGGTAGCACTGTAGTTACAAGAGACTTTAGTGTTGGATCTAAG